CGGCATCTGCGCCCTCGGCGCCGAAGACTTTCTGCGGCTGGTTGTTTACCTCATCCGCCCATCAGGGTCGGGCGGCCCTAATGGGCGCGTGCGTGCGGTGTTCATCCCGGCATTGCGTCGCGCCGGCATCGAATTAGCGTCTGCCTGGCGCGCACCAACAGAGGAACGAGTAAATGGCATCCAACCCAGTGCTTTCTGACAGGCAGGCGAGAGAGCTTCTGCGGCGCCAGCGTGGCGTTGCCGCGCCGCCATCGACTAATTTACCTACCGGGCTAGAGGCCCGCGCCGATCCGCCGCATCTCGGTGCGGAGTTGGCACAGCTGCGCACGCTGATCCGGCAACACGACAAACAGCGAGCCACGGTCGAGATGCGCATCACCAAGAGGATGGCAGAAGCCATGCTCTTCCTGCGCATCAAACGGAATCGCAGGATCGATCGGGTATGGGTCGAGAAACTCAAAGCCATTCTGCTGGCAGGGCGTTTCCATAGTGATGTCGGCAGGGTGGAGTTCGACTGGGACGGCAATATGCAAGACGCCCAGCACCGCTTGCTGGCGATCTTCGAGACCGGCGTCGAAGTCAACATGGATGTGGCGTTCGGCCTTGATCCGGCGTCCTTCCAGTCGAAGGATACCGGGATACGCCGGAAGGCTGCGCAGTTCCTGGAGCTTGATGGCATCAGGTATGGCGGGAGCATCGCAGCGACCGTGCGGTTCCAATACCGTCTAGATCACAATGGCGGCGTGCTGGATGACGAGGGCGTCTATCTGCTTGGCAAGGAGATGGCAGACGACCTCACGCAGATCGCCCTTCACCAGGCGGCTAGGTTGCGGAAGAAGCGGGTCATCACTTCCTCGGCCGTGCTGGCGTATCGGCTGATCAAGCTGGGCGCACAACGGGCGGCGGTGCTCGACCAATTCTGGGACCGGCTGGCCCAAGGTGACGATCTGAAGATCTCAGACCCGATCTACAAATTGCGTGAGCATTTCGACCGAGAGCGGAATGCAAAGAACAGGAAGGCTAAGCAGTTCCTGACGCAGACGCAGCATGCGGCGTGGATCATTCAGGCGTGGAACTCCTGGGCAAGCGGGCAGACGGCGGTGTCGTTCAAGTGGACCGACCCTAATGCCTTGCCAGTGGTGAAATGATGTTGATCCAGATTGACGCCATCACGGTCGGCTCTAGCCGCCGCAAGCTGGTCAAGGCGGCCATAGATACGCTCATGGTCAGCATCGAGCGGCTCGGCCTGCAGACACCGATCACGGTGCTGCCGGCTGGGCCGGACGGCAAGTATCCCTTGGTCGCTGGGCGGCACCGACATGATGCCTGTCGCCGGCTGGGACACGAGACGATCGAGGCCAGGGTCATCAAGAGCAAAGTCGAGGCGGAACTGTGGGAGATCGCTGAGAACCTGCATCGTGCCGAGCTGACCATGCTGCAGCGAACCATTGCCATCGGCCGCTGGGTTAAGCTGACGGCGCAGAAGATAGCGAAGGAGCAGAAGGACAAGCCAGCGGTCCAAGTTGGACCGCTGGGTCATAAGCAACGGCCCGGCGGCATCAGCGCCGCCGCCCGTGAGCTTGGTATCTCGGAGACGACAGCCAAACGCAGCGTGAAGATTGCGGAGGGGCTGAAGCCATCGGCGCGGAAGGAGGCCGTCAAGCTCGGCCTCGACAACAACCAGCGTGTACTGGAGCGAGCGGCTGGATTGCCGGGGGTTGAGAACCAGATCAACTCGCTGCGCGGCGCTGCGCGGGGCCAACAGGCGCGCAAGGACAGGCAGGCGCAGATCGCTGAAAACCACGCCAAGGCCGATCAGCCGGAGAACGGACAGCAGATTTTCGACCGTTGGTTCTGTTCGCTGGATATCGACAAGCAGATGAAAGTCCGCATCTGGCTGCTGGGCCTCGATGCCGAGGCGTATGTGGCCGAGTTGGACAAGGCCGCCGAGTTGCTGCGCGCCGATCGGCGGGCGCTGCACTGATGACCCCGACCGAGGTCACCCTCCCCGACGGCTGGGACCGCGACAGCAGCATCCCCGACGACGTGCTCGCCGTGCTGGTGGCGGCCAACTGCCCGTGGCTGCAGGCGATCACCGAGGTGGCCTTCGTGCTGGCGCAGATGCTGGTGGCTGAGGAGGACGCCGACTACCGCGTGGCGGTGGCGCAGACGATCGGGGAGGGGCTGCTCAAGGCGGCCCGCGCCGGAATGATTCCGGGGGAGGTGGTGCAGTGACCTTGCGCCAGCGTCACGAGATGGCTGAAAATGGAAGAGCCGGAGGGATTGGCCTCCGGCTCAACCGAGGTGCTCAGGATCAGCGTCAAGATCCTGGTCACGATACGCCGCAGGTAGGGTTGGGCGCCAGTCCTGCGGGATTGGCGTCCTTCCCCGGAGGGAAGCCCTTCCGACTCAACACGTTACACGCTACACATGAAAACCCCGCCCGTGTTGGAAGCACGGACGGGGCTGAACTGGTTCAACTGGCCAAGGGCCAGCGAGATAGGGCCTACACACCCTCTATTTCGCGCACCTCTTGGCCCAGGTCAAGGAGAGCTGTGCGTTGACCGACCATCCATACGCCCTGGCGGCCAGCCTGGCCCGACCCGTCGTGCGCGGCTACATGACGCCGCACGAGGCCCGCTGCGCCATCGCCGTCCACGTCTCCAAAGCCGCACGCGAGGGCCGCATGGACTACGATCCAGGCGATGTCATCAGCTTCAGCCGCTGGCTATTGGCCAGCCAGATCAAGCGCTTAGAGGAGCGTCGCAGCCTTGCAGCCGCTCGGATCGTCTGGCGCGTCCGGCCTTTCATTGGCACCAACAGAGCCCGCAACGTCATCCTGGCCGAAGCCCACGACGTCAACGGCGCCGAGGGCTTTCCGTTCTCCGAGCCTGAGGTGACCGGCATCGTCGACCGCGAACTCTACTACGCGCGGAGGCCACGTCATGGCTGACCGATACGCGGTGATCGACGGCGGCCTAACCCAGGACGAGGGGCCAAAGCCGAACGGCAAGCTGGTGTTGCGCACAGCGCGTCTGCCAGACCCAGAAACCCTGCAGCCCCGCCAGTGGCTCTACGGCACAGAACTCATCCGCGGCTTCGTCACCGTTCTGGTGGCGCCTGGTGGCACCGGCAAATCTGCCTACGCCATGGCCGTTGGTATTTCACTGGCCGCCCGGCGTGCCTTCTTGGGCAGCCACATCTTTTCCCCCGTCAACGTCGCGGTCATCAATCTAGATGATCCAATGGATGAGTTAGAGCGGCGCGTAGCCGCTGTTATGCTTGCTCACCGCATTCGCCGCGAAGACCTTGAGAACCGGCTATTTCTGGAAGACTGCGACGGGCATGGCCTGACGCTTGCTGCGCCAGCTCGCGATGACAACGGCTTCTATGTTGCCAATCCTGACGAGGCGGCGCTCACCGCATTGATCCTCGAACACAACATCGGCCTGATCGTCTGCGATCCGTTCGCCGAGAGCCATACGCTGGAGGAGAACAGCAACCCACAGATGATCCAGGCCGCCGCGGTCTGGCGCCGCATCGCGCGCGCCACCAATTGCGCTGTCCTGCTCGTCCACCACGTCCGCAAGGGCGACAACGCAGGTATCGACAGCGCCAGAGGTGCCAAGGCTTTGACCGACAGCGCTCGTGTCGGCCTGCTCATGACCACCATGACAGCGCTGGAGGCTGAGCAGTTCGGCATCACCGACGACGACCGGCTCAGCTACGTCCGCCTCGACGACGCTAAGCGCAACATGGCTCCAGCAGCGAAGGCCCGTTGGTTTCAACTCCGTTCGGTCAGGCTCGGCAACACCTTCGATCCAACCTACCCGAGCGGCGACAGCGTGGGCGCCATCGTCCCGTGGCAGCCACCGGACAATGACCTCGCCAAAGCCCCTACCGCTGAACTCAACACCGTCCTCGACGCCATCAGGGATGGCCCAGAGCCCGGCGTCCTCTACACCCGCTCAAAGCGTGGAGCCTCTGGCCGGTGGTGTGGCCAAGTCCTCTGCGATGCCTTCCAGGTCCACGACAAGGAAGCCGCTAAGCAAGTCGATGCATGGTTCCGTTCAGGCCTGTTGTTCGAGACCGAATACACCCATCCAAAATGGCGGCGACCCACCAAAGGCGTGGCAGTCCGTGACCACGATAGGCCAACATAATCATGTCCCAGACATCTCGAACCGTAGCGCGAACCGTAGCAAAAAAGGGTGCTACGCTACGGTTGGGGGCTAAAGCCCCCCCAAACCGTAGCAGCATGGCAGCACCCTTAGCGAACCGTAGCAGCGAACCGTAGCAACCGTAGCAAGGGAACCGTAGCACCATGAGCCTCATCATCGTCGTCGTGCTCGTCCTGCTGCTGTTCGGCGGCGGCGGATACTACGGCTACCGCGGCGGCTACTACGGCGGCGGAGGATTCGGCCTCATCGGCCTGCTCATCGTCGTCCTCCTCGTCGTCGCCATCTTCGGCGGACTGGGCGGCGGCGGCTTCTGGCGCGGGCCATGACCAACAGCGAACGAACACTCCTCCTCCTCATCGCCGACGCGCTGCTAAGCCCGTCGTGGCCAACCCTTGGCCGCGATCTGCGCCATCGCATCGCCCTCGCACGTCATGCCCTCGATGCAGAAGCGGGCGCAGAAGCCAGCCAGGACACTCCACCGCCACCCACCGGCAACCCACCCGATGCTTGACACCGCCGCTAACCCAGCGTTAGACACACCCCAACAGGTTGCGGGCAACCAACGCCCCACGCCTAGCGGTAGCCGTCCCTCAGGACCACGCTGGCACGTCGTCGCAACCCACTCACAAGCCGAACGACGCGCCACCTACAACCTCGCCCAACAGGGCTACGAAACATACCTGCCGCTCGTCACCGTGCGCCGCCGCGACAACGCCATCCGCTCGCTCATGCACCGCGTCGAAGTCCCGCTCTTCGCCGGCTATGCGTTCGTCCGCTTCGATGCCCTGCGCGATCCATGGCGGCCCATCACCAACACCCCAGGCGTCTTCTCGCTGCTCCGCTCCTCCAGCACCGGGATTCCGGAGCCGGTCCGTGCGGGCGCTGTGGAAGCGCTGCAGGCGGGGAACGAGGCTCGCCGCTCCATTCCCACGCCAGGCGCCTTGTGGGCACCAGGGGCGGCTTGTAGCCCCGGCAAAGGGCATCCCCTCGCAGGACACCCAGCCGTCATCGTCTCCGTCGGCCAAAACATCGCCCTGATCGCCGTCATGATGTTCGGGGAACTGAGAGAAGTGGCGGTCGATGTAAACTGTCTCACGGCACGAGAATGAAATGGCCGCCCGACTAAGCCCAAAGCACGACCAGCTGACGCGCGACAAAATCCAAACCAGTCAGCTCGTGAACCGGCTGAACTCGTTTGCATTAGACGAGTCAGAATCCATCCGGATGACTTCCGATCAGGTCCGTGCCGCCCTTGGCCTGCTAAAGAAGACCATCCCAGACCTCGCCGTCACCCAGCACACCGGCCCAGACGGCGGCCCAGTCCTCATTGTCACAGGCGTCGAGCGCGGTGCCAACGAAACCCCGGAAAGTTAACCTCGGCTACGAAGCCCGCGAGCAGTTCACGGCGTTCCATGCCCGTAAACAACGCTGGGCCTGCATCGTCGCACACCGCAGAGCCGGCAAGACCGTCGCATGCGTCATGGACCTCATCGACGCTGCTCTGCGCTGCAAGAAAACCGAGGGCCGCTTTAGCTACATCTCGCCCACGTATACACAGTCGAAGGATACGTGCTGGCAGTATCTCAAGCGCTTCACCGCCGACATACCAGGCGTCGAGCAGCGTGAGAGTGACCTGATGGTGGTGTTTCCCAACGGTAGCCGCGTTCGTCTATACGGCGCCGACAACTTCGATCGGCTGCGCGGTTCCTATGCCGACGCGCTGGTTGTCGATGAATATGCCGACATCGATCCGCGTGCATGGCCTGAGGTGCTGCGTCCGTCGCTGGCCGATCGCAATGGCTGGGCGGTGTTCATCGGCACACCCAAAGGCCGCAACGACTTCTGGCGCGTTCACCAGCACGCCGAGGTCACGCCGGAATGGTTCTCTCTGGTGCTGCGCGCATCGCAGACCGGCATCGTGCCGCAGCACGAACTCGACGACATGCGCGCCATGCTCACGCCAGAGCAGTATCAGCAGGAGATGGAATGCAGCTTCGATGCTGCCGTGCTCGGTGCTTACTTCGGCAAGGAACTCGCCGAGGCAGAGACCGCCGGCCGCATCACCAAAGTTGCATATGATACCGTGTTGCCAGTTCACACAGCCTGGGACCTAGGCATCGGGGACTCGACCGCCGTCTGGTTCTTCCAGATCTCGCGTGACGGCGTGCGCGTCATCGACCACTACGAGGCGTCCGGCTACGGCCTGCCGCACTACGCTGCAGTGCTGGCGTCCAAACCCTACGACTACGGCACTGAGTATCTGCCGCACGACGCACAGGCGCGCCAACTCGGCACCGGCCGTTCGTTATGGGAGACGTTAGGCTCGTTGACCAACAGATTGCCCCGCATCCTGCCGCAGCAGAACGTCATGGACGGCATCAACGCAGCGCGCGTTACCATCGGCTCGGCCTGGTTCGATGCAGAGCGCTGCCACGATGGGCTCGAGGCGTTGCGTGCCTACCGTGCCGACTACGATGACCGGCGCAAGGCGTTCCAGGACAAGCCGCGGCACGACTGGTCGAGCCACAGCGCCGATGCGTTCCGCTACCTCGCCATGGCGTGGCGTGAGATGGCACCAGAGAAGCCGCCGCCACCGCCGAAGGACAGCTGGTCCTACGCCTGGGAGCGCGCTGCCAAGGCCGACGTTTACGATTGGAGGACAGCCTGACCGACGAGCCACAACCCATGTCCGGCGCGCATCGCATGAGGAGGCGAGCGGCTAAGCTGACCGACCAGGATGCAGCGTTTGCGGCAGCGCAGTGGTGCAGCGGTATTCTACAGCGGGAGATCGCCGGGCATTTCGGCTACAACAATTCAGCTGCAATTAGCGTTGCCATTCGCGCGTTTATAGAGCGCTACAAGCCAGACTATCCGACCCGACCGTCCTGGTATTATGTCGGCGGAAAGCGAGTGGATCGGGAAATCATGGTGCAGGACGAGGAGACACGTAAGGCGCTCGCTAAGGAGGCGCTGGCCAACTTCTTGAAGGCACGGGAAGCAGCATGGACCCATCTGAATCAATGAGCGGTGCGCAGTTCCGCCGCGAGGTCGGCGCTGATCCAGCGAAGTGGGCGGCCCAGTTCCTCGCAGCCTACGCCCAGGCCGAGGGCGTGCGCACCGATGCCGACAGGCTGGCGTTCGTGACGCAGTGGATGAGCGATGCAATGGATGCTGCGGTGCGCGTTGCAGTGACCGGCGGCCCCGATGATCCAGACGACACCGAGCCAGGAATGCGAGCATGAGCGACAACGGCCACGAGCCATACGCCTACAACCCGTTTGTCTCCGACATGACCGCGCGCCAGCAGCACCAGCAGTGGACCGAGGCCGAACTCGACATCCTCCGCGCACGCGGCAAGACCGTCGCCGCGCCAACCCCTGGCTTGGACTCTACTGACGCCCTGCTCGAGGCGGTGCGGGAGATGACGCTGCAGGTCGTCGCACTGCGCACGCTGGTGACCGCACTGCGCGAGCACATGGGCGACAAGCCCAGCGTCGTGGCGTTTCCTGGCAATGCGCTGCGCCACAGCCGTTGAACGCCGCCAACTGGTTCGGCGTCCGTTGCCTGCTGCGCAGTTGCCCGTTTCGCCCCGACAGCCTCGGCGCCTACTGCACGCTCGGCAGCTGTAACCGACGAATAACTATCCACCACTCGCAGATCGGCTACTGGCAGACGCTGTCGAGCTACACCCCAGGGCCTGGGGATCTGGCGCACCCGCTGCCGCAGCACACGATCGACGAACTGGTGGCATCGCTGCCGATCAAGCCGGTTAATTTACAGGAGTAATCAATGCCCCTCGCATACATCAACTTCGTCAGTGGTGGTCACCCTGACAACAGCCTGCCAGGTGGCTCTCCAGGAGTGCCGGACCAGGGGTTGCCGGGAAGCCAACCCGGTATCGACAACAGCTTGCCAGCACTGCCGCCGGGCGTGTTTCCTCCCCCAACGGCCGCCAACCCTATCGTTCCAATCCCGCCGGGCACCAGCGTTCCCCCAGGATCGATATGGCCGCCGGTCAATCCGCCGCATCCGAGCCACGGACTGCCGGGAAGCCCTGGGCATCCCTCGCAGGGCCTACCAGGCGCCCCAGGGCATCCTTCACAGGGCCTCCCAGGAGCGCCACCGCATCCGTCAGGGCAGCCGGTGCCAACCCCACCGCCGACCGGAGGCACGCCGCCACAGCCTTCGCAGCCGATCGCAACGCCGCCCGCATCGACCAAGCCGCCAGAGTCCAGGGTGTTCTGGATGCTGGCCTACTGCCCGTCACTCGGATGGAGATATGTGGCCGTAGACCCCTCGCTTGACGCCGGCATGCCGCTGCCGCCAACGGCACAGCCGAAGTAACCACCGTGCCGTTCATTGCCGACAATCCGAAGATGCACATAGGGACTGTGGTTTCGAACGGCCACTGCATGCGTCATGTGCAGGTCGTCGCAGGCGTTACGCATTCCTCCACCCTGCGACGTGGCGACCCGGTGCGTGGCGCCTCCTGCGCACCGGGCACCGTCATCGGCACGTTCGACGAGGATGGCCGCTATGCCAACGCAACCGATGGCTCGTCACATGTGGCGATCCTGCTGGCGGAGACCGACGAGGGGCTGCTCGTCGTGGATCAATGGCAAGGCCAACCGGTGCATGAGCGGCTGATACGGTTCCGCGACGGCGAGGGGAGCGCGGTGAACGACGCCTCCCGTTACCACATCGTCGAGAGCGCTACCGCATGAATGCGACCGCCTTTCGACATGCTACGGGCATGCTTTTACCTGCTGGCGTTCGTCATCGCCTCGCAGGTCGTGGCCATCATATTCGGTAGCTGGACCTGCTTCTATCTGCTGATTGTCGGCATGGCCAAGCCAGGCGACTGCGGTGGCTTCGGTGCCCAGGCGAAAGAGATGTGGTCAGAAGTGCTCGCTGCCATCCTGGCGCTGCTGCTGGCCGCACGCACACCACCCAAAGAATGAACCATGAGCGGGACGAACTCACTCTTCACTGCCAACCCCTTCGGCAACTGGCAAGGGCAGCCGCAGAACGCGCTAGCGCCGGTTAACGACGCCTCGGCGGTGAACAGCATTTACAATACCAATACGGCATCGCCACAAGGAAGCTTTTATGGCGAACCGGGATACCAATACCCTACGACCTCCCAGCCGCAGGCCGTCGCTCCTACTGCTGCACCGCAACCCGTCCCGACGGCGCCTGCTGGGCCGGCGTATCCATCGCCTTATCCGGTGTCACCAGCCTATCAGGCCGCCTATGACCAGCAGATGGGGTTAAACAAATCCGTTTACGGAACCGCAGATCCCCAAACTCTAGGTGTGATGGGTGCGGCGGGCTTCCCTTTGTATAGCGATCCCCGTCTCATCCAAGACCGCCTCGCGCAGACCTATCAGGCCGGCGGCCCCGACGCCCAGGCGGCGCTCGACGAACTGCGGAGGCTGTGGGCACCCGCGAGTGGCGGTGGCGGCGGCGGTGCGGGCGACCTCAGCGGCGGCGGCTCCGGCGGCCAAGGCCAAGACGCCAGCGGGCAGTGGTAATGAGCGCATCGCTGAACCAGCTTCTGGTGCCGCCCAGCACCTTCGATAGTTACCAGCAGCAGCAGCTGAACGCGCTCGCGCCGGGCTACAGCGGTTCGCAGTTGTCCTCGCTAAATCCGGCACTCAGCCGCGTCGAGCCAGGACCGCGTGCGAACTACATGGGCGAGGCAGATGCCGCGATGCAACTGACGCCGCAGGAGAAGTATCTCTACAACACGCACCTGCAAAACCTCTACGGCACCGGCAAGATCGTGCATCCGAACGGGGCCATCTCCAGCCTGTTGCAGATGTCGTTCGAGGGGCCTGGCGGTAAGGTCTACAACATCCCGACCGTCTGGGGTGGCAGGCAACTCAACCCAGACGATGCAATCGCGGCGGCTGACCGGGTCGGCCTGGACAAGTTCCCCTCCTACGCCAGCGAGGACGAAGCCGAGGCGCGATACTCGCAACTGCACGACTATCTCGAGAAGGATACCGCCGACTTCATTCGTCGGTCAGGCCAATGAGCGCATCCGTCTCCATCACCAAGGCCAACGTCCGCATTCCTCACCCCGAGGACTACGGCAAGCACGCCGACGGCGTCACCATCGATGCCTACTCCGGCGACGTCGACAAGCAGCACGAGCAGATGGTGCGCTGGTTCGAAGAGTCGGAAATGGCGCGCATGGATGAGATCGAACTCGCCCAGCGTGATCGCGAATACTATGACCACAATCAATGGACCAAGCCCGAGCTTGACGCACTCAAGGCGCGCGGCCAGCCGCCCATCGTGATCAACAAAATACACGACAAGGTCAGCCTGCTGTGTGGCTTGGAACGGAAAGCGCGCACCAACCCCAAGGCGTTTCCGAGGACCCCGAACGAGGACCAGCGCGCCGATGCGGCGACGCAGGCGCTGCGCTACATCTCCGACTTCAACAACTTCGACGTCATCCGCTCCCAGGTGTTCGAGCACATTCTGGTCGAGGGTGCCGGCGGCGTGGAACTCGGCCTGGAGGACGATGGCAAGGGCGGCGCCGATGTCATCTTCACCACAGTCCCGTGGGATCGCATCTGGTATGACCCACATTCGCGGGCCTACGACTTCGCCGATGCGCGTTACTGCGGCCTGGTCATCTGGATGGATCGCGACCAGCTCGAGGACCTGTATCCGAACGCCACCGACGTCATCGAGACGACGTTCAGTAGCACCGTCGACTGGGCCTACAACGACCGGCCCGATAACGTGCTGTGGACCGACAACCGGCGGCAGCGGGTGCGCATTGCGCAGTGCCACTGGAGCGAGCGCGGAACGTGGTGGACGGCGACGTTCAGCAAACACGGCATGCTGACGGATATTCAGCCGTCCCCGTTCAAGGACCGTCGCGGCAAGTCAGCGTGTGGGCTGATCCTGCAAAGCGCCTACATCGACCGCGAGAACCGCCGTTACGGCATGGTGCGCGGGCTGATCTCGCTGCAGGACGAAATCAACAAACGCCGCAGCAAGGCGCTGCATCTGCTGAGCGTCCGCCAGGTCATTGCCGAGCAGGGCGCGGTCAAAGACGTCGATAAAGCCAGGCGCGAGGTCGCCCGGCCAGACGGATACGTCGAGGTCACGCCGGGGATGCGCTTCGAGATCGAGCCGGGTGGCGACTTGGCGCAGGGCCAGTTCAACTTATTGACCCACGCTACGAATGAGATGCAATTGAGTGGCCCCAACGCGGCCATGAGCGGCACCGATAGCCGGGAACTCAGCGGCCGCGCGATCCTAGCGCAGCAGGCCGGCGGCGCTGTCCAGAATGAACCGTTAGCCGACAGCCTGCGTATGTGGTCGCGGCGCGTCTACGAGGTCGCATGGATGGCGGCGCGGGAATACTGGGGGGCATCCAAGTTTGTGCGGGTGACGGACGACCTCGGTGCAACGCGCTGGGTCGGCATTAACATGCCCATCACGGTGCAGGACCAGCTGGCCCAGATGCCGGATCAGCAGCGCGCCATGGTGATGCAGCGCATGCAGATCGTCCCCGGAGATCCGCGGCTGCAGCAAGTGGTCGGCATCGACAATCAGATCACGGATTTGGATGTCGACATCACGGTCGAGGAAGGGCCAAGCACGCCGACGCAGCAGCAAGAAGAGTTCACCACCCTCGTGCAGCTGGCGAGCATGCAGCCGGGCCTGATCCCCGGCGACGTGCTTATTGCGGCGTCCTCGCTCAAAGACAAGGACCAGCTGCTGAAGCGCATGCAGGAGCACCAGCAGCAGCAGGCCCAGGTGCAGCAACAGGCTGGGGCAGCCGCACAGGCGCACGCCCAGGCCGACATCCAATCCAAGCAGGCCAAGGCCGCCGCCGACATGGCGCTGGCCAAGGAACGCCAGGTCAACGCCGTGCATGGCATGCATCAGATGCACTCGGACTTCAGCGCGCCGCCCTACGGCCAACCCTATGTCGCCCCCGATGCACCGTCCGCGCCCGGCACCGTAGGACCGCCGCAGCCTACGCCGGAGATGATGGTGCAGCAGCACCTCGCCGACGTCCGCCAAACCCATACCGCCGCCGATGTCAACGAGGCGACAGTCCTCCACAAGCTCGCGCAGGCCAAAGCCACGCTGCACCCGCCGCCACCGAGGACGAGCAAATGAGACGACTCGCTATTGCCATTGCCCTACTCCCGTCGCTGGCCTGGAGTCAGGCGCTCACCTACGCCGACCGCTCAGGCACCATCACCACTGGTGGTGTAGCCCAGGTGGCCATGCCGGCATGGGCCGGCCGGCACGGCTGCATGATCCAGAACCAGTCGGCCGGCAGCCTGTGGGTATCCGACACGGCAACGGCCATCGCCGGGTCGCCGTCCATCCTGATCCCAGCCGGGAACCAGTTCCTGTGCATGTCGCCGGCGTCGGGCTCGGCATATTCGATCATCGGCGCGACCACGGCGCAGGCGTTCGCGGCGCGTGAGTGGTGATCCAGCGACGCTCACTGCTGCTGGCCGGCGCGGCGTTTCCTGTAGCGGCACGCGCTCAGTGCGTCACCGATGCCCCGGCGGTGGATGCCTGTCGCGGCGGCGTGCGGATTACCGCGCAAGGGCCGCCTGGGCCGACGCTGGACCTGAGCTTTATGACGCCCGGCACGCTCGATGGACGCATTACGTTCACCAGGGCGAGCATCGGCACGTATTTCGATGTGGCGGGTGTGTTGCAGACGGCCACGACCAACACGCCCCGCTGGGACTACGATCCGGTGACGCATGCGCTGCGCGGGCTGCTGATCGAGGAGCAGCGGATCAACTCAATGCTGCAAAGCGGCGACTTCACCAACGCTGCATGGAACAAAGGGAATTGCACGCTGTCTGCGGGGACAACAGGACCGAACGGTGCCGTCACCGGGAGCGGGATAATATCCGCCAATGGTGCCACAGGGCTGCTATCCCAGAACTTTACGGCAGTAGCTGGCACAACCTACACGGCGAGTTGTTTTGTAAAGGCAGCCAGCTCGACGACGGCGGCTGTGACTATGCCTGCGGCATGGTGGGCCGATGCGATAAACCGCACCGCTACATTCAATCTGGCAACAGGTCAGCTTTCATCTGCCACAGGCGGAACGGCAACGGGTGCTATCCTGCCCGCTGGCAACGGCTGGTATCGAATATCTGTAACTGCGGTGCCCGATACGGCAGCGTCTGGGGCAGTGAGAGTTCCTTGGATTACTGCACCTGTTGGTGATGGTGTGACCACACAAGTATATGCCTTTGGCGCGCAGCTAGAGGCGGGTGCATTCGCCACGAGCTACATCCCAACGACCGCAGCGGCGGTGACGCGCAGTATTGACGCCGCGACGATGCCTACAGCAGCGTGGTTCAGTGCGGCTCAGAGCACGCTGGCAGCGAACTATATCATTCCGCAGAGCCCCAACCCAGGCACACTCAACCGCGAAGTATGCGCCTTGTCTGATGGGACGTTTGCCAATCGCATGGTGTTACGCAGCGTGAGCATCGGTGCAAATACGACGGTCTTCTTTTCGGCTATTGCGTCGTCAACCACCGTATCAACGCCGCTCGGCGTTGTGACGGCTAACGCTGTATCGAAGGTTGCTGCGGGATGGGATGGGACCACAGCGCGCGGCTCACTCAATGGCGGTGCCACAGTATCGTATGCCAGCGGCATTCCGAGTGGGATCAGTGCGCTGGGGTTCGGCAATCAATTCCCTGCCGCAAACGTGCCCCTAAGTGGGTGGTTGCAGCGTGTGCAGTATTGGCCGCGTGCGTTGACCAACGCCGAGTTGCAGCAGGTGACGACCTAGCCGCCGTGATATCGCTCTAGCGTCTCGGCGTCCGTGCCGCCGGGCTCCTGTGACCTGATGCACTGAAAGGTCATCCCGCCGCAGTTGGCGCAAGCGTCCTCCGGTATGAACACCAGAACAACCGCCTCGCAGCTTATGCACCGCCAGCGCTGCGGCGGCAGATCATCGCCAAACCTCACCATTCCTCAAGCCTAACCCGGAGCCGATATGGCCGACAATCCGCAGCTCGACGCCTTCCTGGCAGAGGGAGCGCCGCAGGAGCCCGCACAGGCGCCTGCAGCCCAAACCCCACCAGAGTCCCCGGCCAAGCCAGAGGCAGCGCCTACAGCCTCCACAGCGCCTGCCAAGGCCACCGAGAAGGCTGCCAAGCCGGAGGAGCCGGACGACGACGCCGAACCGCCCGCGCCATCCCCTGGTGAGGCCGTCGTCCCGCGCCGCGCCCTCGAGGACGAGCGCCACAAGCGCCAGGATTGGAAGCAAAGGGCCGTCGAGGCGGAAACCCGGCACCAGGAACTCATGCGGCAGCTGGAGGAGGCCAAGCGGGCACCACCGCCACCGCCCCAGCAGCCACCGCCGCAGATGCAGCCGCTGCCGGACCCGCAACAGGACCCAGTGGGGTTTGCTCGCGGCTTCGCCATCCAACAGCAGCAGATGTTGCTGAACGAGCGGCTGAACATGTCCGAAATGATGCTGCGGGAGAAGCTCGGGCCAGACAGGGTCGACGAGTATGTCAACGAGTTCAAGCAGCACGCCGAGCGTGACCCGACGCTGTTCGGCAAGCTCTACACCCAGACCAACCCGTATGGCTGGATGACCCGCGAGGTCGACCGGCTGCGACTGCAGCGCGATATCGGTGACGATCCCGCCAAGTTCCGCGAGCGCCTGATCGCCGAGGAGCGGGCCAAATGGGAAGCCGAGGCGGCGCAGCGTGGACCAGCAGTGCCGCAGGCCGCACCAGTGCCCGGTATGCAGCCGTCACTCGCAAATGCCCGCAGTGTCGCAGGGCGCACGGCAGCCGCATGGACCGGCGAGCCTAGCCTCGAGGACGTGCTTGCCCCGGTGCAGAACAGGAAGCGGTCGAACGGGCAGAGCAGGGGGTTCTAGTCGGGGTGGCTGAGGTTCACCAACTCCCGCAGCGTCAGGCCGATCGCGTTGACCGACTGCTCAATGCCACTCATCCGGGCCTCAAGCGCAGTAAAGCGTGCCTCCAGCGCACCGAAGCGGGCCGGTAGCGGCTCGATCATGCCACGCAAGGAAGCCTGCTCCGACTGAACCTGCCGCAGCGTGCGGCCGATCCATTCAAGGTTAACGGGGGCGTCGCTCATAGCGCACCTCTACCACAGTTCGCGAGGCTTGCAGGCGTAAACCGCCTCGCTTCGCCACGTTCCATGCTGCCGCCGAGCAGGACCGTAAGGGTCCAGAACGGGCGTGACGTGCTGCCGCCGAGCATACGGGCGTAACGGACAAGTAAATCCTCACCCCATATGCTAGGAGTGCGTGTCATCGCTGACATGAACGTCACGAGTGCCCGGCCCGGATTGACACCAATCCAATGGTCGTCGGATTTCTGGGTAGAGTATATTAGATCGAATCAATTTACGCCGTATTTCGGGACAACTATGGACGCTATGATACAATTACGTACCGATCTAACGCGCGAGCCTGGAGACAGCGTAGTCTTCCCCACCGTCCGAAGCTTGGTGGGAGCCGGCGTTACGGGGAATACGGTGCTCGAGGGCAATGAGGAAATCCTCAACGCCCGGTCGCTGAAAGTCCCGGTTGGCGTCATCCGCCACGCCGTCGCCGTCAGCCAGTGGGACGAGCAAAAGTCGGTCATCGACCTGCTGAACGCCGCCCGCCAGGTCCTCAAGAACTGGGCCATGAACAAGCTGCGCGCCGACATCATCCTGTCGCTCGGTGCAGTGACAGCCGATGGCGACGTGCAGATCAGCTACGCCGCTGCCACCGCCGCACAGCGCAACACCTGGCTGGTCAACAACTCCGACCGCGTGCTGTTCGGGGCCAGCAAGTCGAACAACACCGGCGTCTATGCGACCTCGCTGACCAACATCGACAACACCGCCGACAAGCTGACCGCCGCACAGATCACGCTGGCCAAGCGCATCGCGCGCACGGCGTCGCCGAAAATCCGGCCGATCCGCGTCAACGACGACGAGGAATGGTATGTGATGTTCGTGCCGAGCATGGTGTTCCGCGATCTCATGCTCGACCCGGTCATCATCAACAGCCTGCAATACGCCTGGAATCGGGGATCGGATAATCCCTTGTTCACCGCAGGCGACATCCTCTACGACGGCGTCATCATCCGCGAGATACCGGAGTTGCCCACCATCCCCGACGTGGGCGCGGGCGCTACGGTGGATGCCGGTGCGAGCTACCTCTGCGGCGCACAGGCCCTCGGCATCGCCTGGGCACAGCGCACCAAGGCCATCACCAACGAGCGTGACTACGGCTTTTTCTCGGGCGTCGGCGTCCAGGAAATCCGCGGCGTGGCCAAGCTGCGGTTCGGCGTCGATCCGACGGTGGACCAGACAAAACCCGTCGACAACGGCGTGGTTACTGTGTGGTCGGCTGCTGAGCCCGACGCATAAGGAGACAACCAATGTCTGACATGAACACTTCGCAGACGCGTCGGGATGATGCGGCGGGGCCGCAGTCGCAGCTACCGCCGCCGGCACCCGGTCAGCAACAGTCGGGGTATCCCGCCGGGCCGCCACAGCCAGGACAGCCGGGTTATCGGGCACCTTCGGAAGGCTCGAAGGCCGCGCCCGATCCGAGGCTCGAGGCTGAGCACAAGGAGGCTATGGCGGCCTCTAGCATCGGCGCGCAGGTCATTCTCGACTTCAACTCCGATAGTGGGCTTGGCGCACGCGGCGGCGCTGGCGGCACGGTCGAGGAGAACTCGATGGTGCGGGACGCGCACCTCTTGGCGCTGGGCCTCAATCCGGTCGATTGCAGCGGGCCACCGCCGTCGCCGGAGGTGCTGAAGGCGCGGCGTGCTGCCGAGGAGGCGAAGGCCGCACAGGCCCAGGAGATGCCAGCGCAGAGCCCCGTGGCCACGCGCATGTCGAGCCTTGCCGCTGGCATCACCGCCGAAATGGCGGGTGGCGAAGGAGGCGGGGCGCCGACGAACGTCGATGTCCCTTTCTCCAACAGTCCGGCAGCGCCCTGAA